TGAAGGATGGCGGCGTCGGCCTCGCTGGCCAGGAGCTCTCGCAGAAGTTCCCGCCGTGGCTCGTTCAGGAGATCGGTACCGGTCAGCGCGCCGTGCAGAGAATCGCCGGTCGCCCGAATCCGACCGGCCGACCGACTGCTGGTGCGTCTTACGTCAAGACGGTCAAGCCGCAGCATGGTCGCCGGATCAGCAACTACTACGTCTTCGTGACTGGCGGCGGCCTCTACAGCAAGCCGCGCCAGGGCGCCCATGGCGAGGCGCTCGTCCCCAGGAGTCTGGCAAAGAACGCTCCCGTGCGTTTCGACTCCGCAACCCGCCGCGCAGCTGCAGGCATCGTGATCCAGAAGGAGATCGAGGGCCAGCACTTCATCCGCGATGGCGGCCGAGATGGCTTCCGCGAGTACCGGACTTCGGTATTGGCGGCAGCGCGAGCACAACTCAGGAAGTCGAGGTGACCCATGAGGGATGGCGATCTTCGAGTTCGGACGAGTGTCGCGAACCAGTAAATCCATGCCTATCAGAATGGAGGTGACATAGGACATGGCGATCAAGGCAGGACAGATTCTGCACGTTGCAGATCAGTTCGTCGTTGACCGGATCCAGACCGCTGGTCCCGGCGACCTGAACATCCCGCAGGAGAAGATCTACGAGCTGGGTAACTACCAGTCTGTGGGCGTGGTTCGCGACGTCCCCGACCTGTCCTTCAACCTGGAGTGCCTCGACGTGGGCACCGAGGTGGAGGCTCTCCTGACGGGTTCTGCGAATCCGTTTACGGACGCTGAGTCGACGAAGTACGACATGTCGCTCAACAAGCAGATCGACATCACCAGCCCCTGGAAGACGCCCTATGGCGACTTCGAGGCGGTTCGCGGTGTGGTCGTCCCTGCGCTGAAGCTGCAGAGCGCGAACTACCGGTACGGCCTGCAGGAGAACGCTGGCGAGACGTTCACTCTTAGTGGTGACTCGATCTACTACGTTCCCGGCACCCCGTGGCAGGACATTGCCACTGGCGACGGCTCGACGGTCGTGTTCAACTTCGTGAATGGTCCCGGCCTGATCTACCGCGAGGGTGGGGACGTGTTCTACGCCCTCTGTGTCTCGGTGGACGGCGACCGCCTGACCCAGATCGATCGTGCGGACCTGGCGAACGCCACCGCTGCGAACGACACGCTGGTCTACGCCCCGGCCGCCACTGCTGCCAACGGCATCGAGTTCGCTGTGGCTCCGGCCAACGGCGCGAAGATCTCGATCTGTTACGCGGCTGCGGCGGACGGCTCGGGCATGTACCCGCAGTCGGGCCAGGACCCGTACGGCTCGGGCACCGGCCACCTCACGCACCAGAGCGTGGCGGTCAAGCCTGCGGCCATCCGAGGCAAGGACATCGACGTCTTCTTCTCGACGCTCGTCTCTCGTGGTGGCGGCATCGCCACTCGGAGCCTGACGTCGAACGTGGCGACGATCAACACCACCTCGGCTCACGGCCTGACCACCGGCGACGAGGTCACCATCACTGGTGAGGGTGCGCCGTTCGACGGCACCTATACCATCACGGTGGTCGACTCCGACACCTTTACCTATCCGAAGACCGCTGCGGACGTTGCGTCCGGCCCCGGTACCGGTCAGGTGAAGACGGCGGTCGAGGTTCGCTGGCCCGACGTTCAGTCGGCCACGATCCAGTGGCAGATCACCCTGGAGAAGGACTACGAGTTCGGCAATGCCCGGGCCGTGTCCTACGACGCCACCGACGTTCCTGCGGTCACGGGCTCGGTCGAGCTCAAGCCGCGCTCCGTCGAGGCGTTCTTCAATCGGCTGCAGCAGCTGACCGGCGTCAACAGCGGCGAGGTCATCGGTCCGCAGTCGTCTGTCGTGGGTGCCCTGCGCATTGAGCTTCGCAACCCGGAGTCTGGCGGTTCGACCGCCGTCGCTGCCGGTACGGTGCTCAAGACGCACTACATCCCGGACGCACGGTTCACCATCCCGGGCTACTCGGGTCAGGTTCAGCAGAAGCTGAACGTGACGGTGAACTTCGAGTCCGATGGTGGCGTGCTGGAGATCTTTAAGGGCGTTCGCGCCTGATCTCAGACACAAGAACCCCCAGCCCTGCATCCAAGGGCTGGGGGTTCTTCGTTGCCCCCTCAGCTGGAATCGAACCAGCGCCTTCGAGAACTTTCGTTGCGAGCTACACCCTTCAAGGTCCCTCTACGGTTTACAGCCGTTTCGAGTCGCTCGCCCAGGTCCCGGATGAAGCATGTGCGCGCACACCACCCAGAAGTCAGGGCTCACTTTTGCGTAGCAACTACTAGAACCTCCCGACGAAGATTCCACTTACTTCCACGAGGGGATGGTGGGATGCCCTCCCGCACTCGAAGTACGCCGTGTACCCGTTTTCGCGACCCAAGGGATTGATTTCAAATGGATGTTGATTTTGGGAGGGCATCCCTGACTAACTCGGTTCTCGTCTTCCCCGATTACCTTGCTGGTCGAGGAAGACCGTACATGCATGTTCGGATTGAGGCAAGTTTCATCTGCTTTGAAGGCCCGACGATCTCCCTGGTGACTACCGCCCGAGCTGCACCGTGGGCGTCTGGTCTGGACCTGAGCAAGGAGAGCTGATGGCATCAGAGCGCAACATCCGAGCGCGCCGACTTCTCAGCGACCTCTTCAAGGAGGGCGTGGAGGTTCGGTTCTGGAGGGGCGAGGACGGGAAGCCGGTCGGGAAGATCGGGCCGTTCCTGGATGAGCATGGCAAGCGCATCCCGCCCACCGACGAAGAGGTGGCCATGTACGTCACGCCGCCCGACCCGGTGCAGCGAGACATGGCCATCCGCTCCGGCCAGGGCAAGCGCGCTGCTGCACTGGTGAAGGCCAAGCGTGACGAGAACTCCGAGGAGTACCTCACGATCATGGCCTTCCTGGCGGACATGAGCGACGAGTCCCTCATCGAGTACGTCGTGCTGGGCGACACTGCCGAGCGGCGTGCCGAGGCCGAGCGCGAGGTGCTCGCCTACGACGAGTGGAAGGACATGACTGCCTACCAGGAGGCCATGCGCCAGTTCGTGGAGATGGAGCCCGAGCAACTCGTGGACAACGAGGAGTACGAGGCCCTTATGGAGCTGGACGAGAAGTACGGCAATCAGGTGGCTGACCGGGAGCGGGAGCTGGCCGACGCTCAGCGCGAGGCCCTCGGAATGATTCCTCGTGAGCAGGTCGAGCGGAAGGCCCTGGAGAAGCGAGCGAACATCGTTGGCTCGCAGGCATTCATGGCCGAGTACGAGCGCATGATGCTGCACTTCTCCATCCGAGACGCCGACGCTCAGGACAAGCTCTTCTTCGCCGACGCAGACGAGGCTTCGGCCCAGCCGGATCAGGTCCGCGAGCTGCTTCAGGAAGCCCTGCTTCCGTACATCACTGAGACGGGAGAGGCAAAAAACTTGCAAAGGGCAGCGTCTGGCTCGGACTCATCAGAGCTGCCCGCCAATCCGGAGACTTCCGATTCCTCTACCCAGAAGGAGCTGACCGCGTAACTCAGATTCCCTGGTATCTCCAGGTGGCCATCGAGCAGGGCCTCACGATCCTAAATTGGTACGAAAACCTGACCGAAGATGAACGTCCGCCTGAATATCTCTGGGAAGATGAGCCAGGACTGGAAATGTGGTGGAAGACCGTCGAGGCCAAGCGCGAAGACGGAATGGACACCAGCCGGGGACACCCTGATCCCGCCCAGAACGATCAGGCCCAGAAGCTAACTGAGAACGACCATGCGCGCTTCTTGCGCGAGGCGTATTCGTGAGGGCCTGAATGAGCGACAACGATTTCTTTCTGAAATTTGGCTCCAACGCGAGCGAGTGGGCTCGTAGTCTTGAGAGCCAGCTCAAGCCTGCCTCACAGGCGATCTCGGCCCTGGAGAAGCAGCTCGCCGGTCTTGAGAAGCGAGCAGCTGGTCCCAACGTTCGCGCCTTCTCCGAGGCTGTTCGTGGACAGGCTGGCGGCGGTGCAGTACCCGCCGCTGGCGGCGGCATCAGGCTCGACGGAATCGACCGCCTTGAGGGCGTTGTCTCTGGCATCCGTGAGGCGATCCATGAGCAGAACCTCGCCTCTGCTGGCCTGGTGGACGACCTTCGCAGCTCTATCGCAGCCTTCAAGGTCGCGACTGACTCGATCGAGGCAATCCCGGCCAAGCTCAACAAGACTCTGGCGAGCATCAACAGCTCGATCAACCGCTCTATCGAGCAGGCGACCGGACGAGGACGCTCCTACCTCCCAGGAGCCGAGAACGCGTTCGTCAAGACGGGTACTCCGGGTTCGATCCAGCGTGGTTCGCTGGAAGACGCGATCCTTGGTCGCCTCAAGAACTACACGGCTCAACCGACTCCTCGCATCGTCAATGTCAGCGGCGCACAGATCGCTCGTGCTGACGTCGATCGCATCGTCAATGCCATCAAGGAACAGACGGACATCCTGAAGCGCGGGATTCCGTCCCGTGGCGAGACGACCGGCACGACGACCACCACCGGAAGGTCCGGCAAATCTGTCGACGCAGCTGTTGCTGAGTCCGTCTCCGAGGTCGCTGGTCCTGCCACCGAGCACTCGTTGGAGTCCACCAAGGCGCGCCTGGAGGACATCGACCGTCGCCTCGCCCGGGCTATCCAGCTCCTCGGGCAGAACGCTGATGAGTCCACTGGGCAGATGATCCATGCCCTCCAGGAGCAGCGTCAGGCCCTGGCGGCCGAGACGCGTGCCCTGGAGCGTGAGCAGACCGGCATCTCGCATGCCGAACAGTCGGCTCGCT